TTTGTATCTGATGTTATCGACCAGCAAAGATACATCAACCGTCTTATTACTATGTACGATTGGATTATGCGTGCATCAGCTAAAGGTGTACTCCTTTTTCCTGAAGATTGCATTCCTGATGGAATGGGTATAGAAGATATTGCTGATGAATGGGCACGCTTTAATGGTGTTATTATGGTTAAAGCAAACCCTAATACGAAGATGCCACAGCAAGTGGCTAATAACGCAACGAATATCGGTATATCAGAATTATTACAACTGCAATTGAAATTAGTTGAAGATATTTCCGGTGTCAATGGCAGTTTGCAAGGTAAGCCCGGGTATTCCGGTATGAGTGCCGACCTCTATTCTCAGCAAACACAAAATGCGACGATGACACTTCTTGATATTCTTGAAAGCTTCTCTACTTTTGTTATAGACGGAGCCTACAAGGACGTCAAGAATATGCAACAGTATTATGATCAGAAACGTATTATAAATATTTCCGGTAAGAGTGGTAGTGAAATACAATATGATCCTGATAAGATTTGCGATGTTGAATTTGATTTATCTATAGTTGAAAGTTCTTCAACACCTGCATACCGGCAGATGGCCAATCAATTTCTTATGCAAATATGGCAATCCGGACAGATATCCCTGCAACAGCTTTTGGAAAATGGTGATTTTCCTTTTGCTGATGAGTTGTTACAAAGCATTCAAAGTCAGCAGGAGAGTGTACAGCAAGGCCAGACACCTCAGCCTATATCACCGGAACTACAACAGCAGGTTTCTCAATCTGGGAATCAAGATGCTACAAATAAGGCTTATTCTATGCTTTCAGGAGCAGCCGGACAACCGGCAGCCTAAGTTCGCCAAAAAAATATTTATAATTATTAAGGGAGATTCAATAAAAATAGAATCTCCCTTTTTCTTATCCTATAGTTGCGGCAGATATAGCTCTTCGAGCCTTAATGATACGGCTACTGCATTTAACCACTTTCGGAAGTTCCATTTCAAAGAAGCAAATATGCAGTCCAATAGCTCTGGTCATTAAAAGGTCATCATGTTTACCGATGATCGCACCAAAAGCACCATTCTGCTTGCGCTCATAACACAGATATTCATCAAGACATCTTTCATCACGTTCAACATAACTGTGCTCGCGGATAACTTCTATCAATGTAGATATAATCATTGGCTTTGTAGAAACGTTGGTATGGAAACCATACTTTACAGGCACACCTTCCTTTATTTCATCTTCTGACTGACGACGTGAATAAAGATTATTGTATACACCTTTGATTTGATTTAGAATGAAAAGGGACTGATCACCATCAACTATTCTGTCTCTGTCTTTTGTTTCAAGTGTATTACTCTCTATAACCAGCAAGCTGTTATTGTAATATGCAGCAATCTGTGCAGCTTTCCATGCCAATAGGTCAATGTCAATATGGCCATACCATTGTGCCACTACTACAGGTTTATCCCCGTCTTTCATAAAAAGACGGTCAAAAACAACAATTACGGACCAATCAGCTTTATTACTTCTGCCTCCTACATCAACAACAGTCAGATAACGGTTTTTAATGTAGCTTTCTCTGCCGTCAGCTTCCGGTTTATTCCATATCCATAGTAATCCCTGACTGTCTTCGCTAAAACGCAAACCTTTAAGTGCGTCTTTGCCTTTATTCATTTTTCCATAAACATCACCTACATAAAGAGGCTTACGGCAACCTTTACGGAACTTTTCTACTTTATAACGGTCAAATACTCTGGCACCAGAATTGACAAAGGCCTCTATATCGTCAGAAGGATACTCCGAGGCCATCTGTCCATGATCTGTATATTTCTTCCGTTCTTCAATATACCAGTGTATAGCTTCCAGGGATGCACCACGTTCCCACAGCCACCAAAGATATTTCCCGGATTCTTCACGATCAGAGAATGTGTTTCCATTCTCTCTGTTTTTATAAAGTTCAATAGCAAAGTCCGCACGTTCATCCTCATTAGCAAAAGGCATTTCATATTGCTCTATCTCGTACCATGCAACAAACATATCCTCAAATTGAGACTTTCCATTTTTGGCTGCATCGTATTCAATCTGGAAGAAATTTCCTACACCATTGGCCGTGCTTTCATAAACGATCATGGTATATGGTTTTAGAAGGATTCCGGAACAGGCCGAACGTACAATATCTGCAGGTGACTTTCCTTCTGTCTTTTTCCATAGGGCCACTTCTGAACAATGCACAAGGTTATAGTCACCTCCACGTGCAGAATCCGGCTTTTCAGCAGATCCTATTTTTACCTTACAGTTACGTTGTGGTATTCTATGGATATTTCCTGAATTACCTACGCCAGTCCATTTATCCTCCTTTTCAGTATAGCTGTCACCAAGATCATGCAATAGTGATATCGGATAATGTTTCAGCATACGGTCAAACATATCCAGAATTTCTATAGAAGTATCTTTAACATGCGATACAATCAAAGAATTCAATCCTACTTTATGAATAAGCTGCAACCAGGCAAAATACATCTGTGTACAAGTAGATCCTCCCCATTGGCGGGCTTTAAGTAATATGATCCTGATAGGTTTACCGGCAATGCGTCTACGCTCAAAAGCAGTAACCAAACGTCTTTGGCACCTGTTAAGCCGAAACCGGCAATCATCACCACCGCCTTTGGCCTTAATAAAGACCATGGTAGCTGCCCAAAAACAAAAGTCATAACGAAAACGAGTACGTACAAACTCATCTATAATCGTTTGCTTGGTATCATCATCATATCCATTATCACCTTCTTTAGCCAGATTGCTTTCATAGAATTTTTTTAAGGATCCAGCTTTAATTAGAAGTTTGACAAGAGGAACTTTCATCATTTCTTTAGGAAGGTATTGTATCGGCATGGGGAAATCTGAAATTTCTACTTTACTTCGTTCCAATATAGAACCTTCACCGGTTACAGGATTGAAATAAGCATACATTAGTTTTTCACGTTCTTCATTTGTGAAAAGTATCTTACTAATAATAGTATTATTGTTGATAATTTTTTCCATACCTATTACACCTTCATACTTTTCTTTTTCTTCCAGTCTCTGCGTATTTTGTAAATTGTTACCCGAATAGACAATGGTGTCATATAGAATTTTGGAGCCGGAGAATTAACCGCAAAAAATGTACATTTGGCAATGGAATAGTCTGTATGTTCTTTTTGTATATGCTGTACCCGGTGGAATATCTCTGCAAACATCTCTCTCTTCAAGGGTCGCATGCCTGCTATATTGTCACCTCGCATCATTTTCCCGACTACAATTGCAGCTCGTTCCTCACTTACCCAAAAACGTGATGACGGCATACAGGAGACGCGTTTCCATACATCTTTCAGACGTATATATTTACATTTGGAAATATCCTCATGATAAGCTCTCATAAGGTCTTCATTTCTCTCTTTTTCATATTCAAATGTGCATCCGAAGTTCTTCACTGACAATTGTTTTATAGGTTTCGTTATAGTACAAATTTAATACAGGACAAGTGTAAATAGATAAAACATAAACCACATTTTTTAATACTACATTTGTGGCATAATCATAAAGAATAACACCATCGAATATGAAAACAGATGAGAATAGCCCAGTTACGGCTCCAACAAAAAGTAAACATGATCTCTTAAAAGACCGTTTACATACCAAGTATCCTGATAAGGATTTTTCAGACGATGAGAACTTTTACGGTCAACTTTCCGATGATTTCGATGATTACGATAAAAAATTAGGAGAGTATCAAGGTCGGGAAAAATCCTTTTCGGACATGTTCACATCAGATCCACGCAGTGCTTCTTTTATTACAGCATGGAAGAATGGCGAAGACCCGACAATAGAGCTTATCCGGCGCTTTGGTCCAGAACTCAAAGATGCTATTGACAATCCTGAAATGCTTGATAAAATTGCTGATGCAAATAAGGATTATGTTACTCGTGTAGAACAGTCCAAGAAGCTTAATGACGAATATGAAGACAATATCAAGAATACCCTCCAGTATCTTTCTGATTTGCAGAGCAAAAACAAATTGGAAGATTCCGAGATTGATGATGTTATGGCATTTCTAATCAAAATTGTTGATGACGGTGTATTAGGCAAATTTACCCCTGAAACAATTGAAATGGCTCGCAAAGCCGTACACCATGATGATGATGTTATTGAGGCTGACCAAGCCGGAGAAATTCGAGGACGCAATGCCAAAATTGACGAAAAGCTGAAACAAAAAGGGAAAGGCGATGGTACTGCGCAACTCGACGGACAGAATAATATACCTAGTCCACAGAAAAGGCGTCCTACAAGTGTCTTTGATCTTGCAAAACTTGCAAAGTAAACTATTAAAAATATTAGCTATGACACTTAAAGGAGAGATATTTAAGGAAGCAAAGGCACCAACTCCTTGTCAGGGGAGTGCCGGGTTAATGACCCAGTTACCTGGACAGGCAACGACAGTAGACGGTATAGCAGCAACTACCGGCGGTATCGGACCTGGAAACATCATAGAATAGAATAAAACAAGAATATTAAATTTAAATTTTCATTAGTTATGAGTGAAGAAGTAAACACAGCAACAGTTAAGCCTACGACTACTGCAGGTTCTGCAGGAGAGGGAACCCAGCAACCGGGACAGGCAACAACGGTTGATGGAGTAGCAGCAGCTACCGGCGGTATCGGTGCCGGTAATTTGATGGAGGTTGACATAGATGACGAATTATTCAAATTCGAGAGCGATGACACTCCACTTATGGGTCTGATGCTTAAGTCTAAAAACGTTCCGGTAAAGTCTCCAATCGTTCAGCATTATATGATTGACGAGGAAGTCTCTTCCTTTACAACTAATGCAGAGGTAGCAGTCAATACCGGTAACAATTCTTTTGTTCTTCCAATGGAAGCTAACCAGAAAAATCTGGTACAGACTTACGCCACTCTCCATGTCCGTAATGTAGATGGTTATACTATGGATGGTTCTGCAAAAACTCCGGGAGAAGATTTGGAACTATATGTTACCGGTCGTGACCAAGCTTCAGGGAATCCAATTGTCCGTGCAGTCAATGGTCCTCGTACTACTAAGACAGATGAATATTGTACCGTTCCGGCTATCCCCACAGGTTCCGTTTGCGATATTTGCGTCAATGCATTGCATGAAACCCAGAAGGTTGTTCCCCCAGACAGCTTTAATCCAGTTCCTGAAGAAGTAGTACTTCAGAAGCGTGGCTTTACACAAATCATGTCTGATTATTTTGCATCCCAGAAAAAGCGGATACCGTTTGATGAAGCTGTAAAAGCCGAACGTGCCATTCGTAAGTTCAAGAGAGCAACAAACCGTACTTTGTGGATTGGCCGTAAAGGTAAAATGCCTGTACAGGATGAAAAAACAGGTTATCAAACCGTATATTTTACCGAAGGTGTACGCTGGCAGATCAAACGCGAATTAATGCATTCCGGAGCGTGGACATACGAAGAGTTTATTGCTCTTTCAAAGATGTTCTTCACCGGTGAAGATGTTCCAGATCAGGCAATTTGTCTGTGTGGTAAAAACTTCTTGGAGAATATTCAGTGTATTGATTTCAGTAAACACCCAGAGGTTAAAATTACTGTTGATACCAATAAGTTGGGCTGGAAGATTACTAATTTCCATACTGTATTTGGAGATTTCGACTTCAAGCATGAAGCAACTTTGGATAAGATAGGCTATAGCAATAGCGCTGCTATATTAGGAGCAACCCGCCTAGTACATTATACCCGTACATCAGAACACAGCGATTCTGAAAAGGTTGAAGAGCATGAGGCAACACGAGAGACAACCATCGAGTGGGATGCTCTTGCACTCAAAGGATCCTGTCATATCTTTATCAATTGTGAAGGTAAAGCCAAAGCCGAGAATGCTACCGGTTATGAATTATGGTCTAAGACTGATGCACCTGCAGGCGAAGACCTTAAAGATGGCACCATATATCTCTTAGTAGTAGATTGCCCGGGTATCAGCGCTGATGCCAAGAAAGGTGATCTATGGCTGTACAAAGTAGAAGAAGGGAAGAGTGTTTGGACTCAATATACGGGAGATATTGATCTCTAAACAGATAAAAGTATTCATATAAAAAGGGAGTATGTTAATGGTAGTATTAACTACTCCCATTTTTAATAAAAAGATAAAGCAATGAAACAGAAAACATATGGCGTAAATGGTAAAATGGAATGGTTGCCAATGATTAAAATTGGAAATCGCAAAATGCAGATACCATTCTTACATGGAATTACATCTGGATCCGGCAGAATTCCTGCCTCTTTCACGACAAAGAACCCTATTACTCAATTTGGTATAGAACAGAGTGTATATTTCAAGGAAGGTGTAATTCATATTGAAAAAGTCCTTGATATTCCTGA